CTTGGGGAAGCAAGAGGTCGGCAGTGGCGAACGTAATTGCGTTCTTATGATAGATGAGGTTCTGTGGATACTGAAGGCCAGAAGCGCCTACAAAGACCACAGCCTTGCCGTTACCGGGCAAAGTATCCACGGTAGCAAGCGCATGTGTAGCCGAGTAGATCGGAGCCACAGAAATGTTACCAGCACCAGCGCCGCTTAGAGTAACGTCGGTAAGAGAGACGAACTGGAACAGCGAACCGGTGCTTTCGCGGGTTTGCGGGTTAACAGCAAAGCAGTCAGCAACAGTGAACACGTCGCCGGCTTTGACAGTGTCGTTAGCACCAGCGCCGGTGATGGCGATGACAATAGCACCCTGTGTGGTGACAGCAGCCGAGGTCGAACCACCAGTAGCATCACGCGTGCCAACGGTGAACTGCTTGATGGACTGCGACATGTTGATCTCGTCGTAGCCAAGTACGCCAGTGCCCATCATGCCGTTTTTGAATTGCTTGCTAATCGTATCAGTTGGATTGAACAAACCCTTCATGCCTTCAACCAGACCAGCGTTAGCTGCTGGGTTGACGGTGGCGTAACGTGGGGACATGACTGCGGCGTTCTCGTTCAGCTTTTGCTGAGCGGCGAGAAGGACTGCGGACGTAGCAGGCGTAACGCCTGGCGTACCAACAGTGTTGCCGATGGTCTTGAACGCATTGGCAACGTCTGCGTCGATGCTGGACGCAAGCTGCGAGATACGCGGCTTGAGAACGCGTTCGGCGAAGTCGTCGAGTTGCATGGTCATTTCGGCAGTGGTGAAGTTCACGCCGATGTGTTTCTGGCTGGCAACGGTCAGAGTGGTAAACTGTTCGTTGTCGTCTTGCACCTGAAGGGCAGCGCCGTCGGTGACGAGAGCGCGGTCAGGCAGACGGATGCGCAGGGTCGAGCCAATCTTGGCGCCTTCCACTGCGAAGCTGTCGTCGTATTGACGGTTGACGTTACGTGTAAGCACGAGGTTGTTCTCAAGGATTTCGAGAGCCTTCCGCGTGATCATGTCGATAGTAAGAATGCTATTAGCCATGGTTTTAATCCCAAATTAGCGGTTGCGTTGTGCCTCGTACTTTTTGATCTGCCGCAGCCGTTCCGCTTCGATCCACTCCGACGTACTCATGGTTTTAGTTGAGCGCGGGTCGGTGGTGTCAAATCGCGGTGCCCCATTAGAGCGAGCCGTGACGGGTGCAATCGGTGCCGGAGCGGTTGAAGTTTTACGAACCAGCGGACTTGAGGACAATGAAGCCTCAATGTTTCCGATTTCTTTTGCCTGCAAGATTGGATTCAAACGCGCAATACGACTAGCCTCTTTAGGGTTGGAGCCGAGCCAATACAGGACATCGGGGCCAACATCAGAGGCTTGAATACTCTGGGCCATGTATTCTGTGACGGGAAGGTTCGGGTTGTACGCGACTTGGTCAAAGTCGTTATACTTGTCCCGCGCCGTCTCTTCACGATCATGGTACGCTTCCAGCATTTGAGCCTGTTGACGTGCGGCATCCCGCCTAGCCAACAATTCCTCGGCTTTGCTTTCGGCCAAAGCCTCGGCATAAGCGTCGTACGTCTCGAATTGATCGGGAGAAATGTCAGCGGCCATTTGTGCCCGTTGACGTGCTTCCTGATCTTCTAGACGTTGTTGCTGTTCGCGCTCCCATTTGCGCTGTTCTCTTGCGAGCCGCTTGCCAACAATAGCGTCCAGTTCTTCTTGTGTGAAGGTCTTAGACGGTTCCTGATCGACAGGCTGTTCATCCGGCGTATCGGTATCTACGAAATCTGGAACCGCCGTGGTTTCCAATTCCGGCGCGGGCACTTCCGCTTCAGAAGGGACGTTGATGTCCATGTAGAGTTGACCCTTTCAAGTCACCTGATGTAACGCACCAGTACGGTTAGGGGCCAGCCTACCTGATTTGTGGCGGGCTGGCAATCTGTAAAGTAATAGCCTAGTAACGTGTCAAGTCCCTTTTACAAGTGGGTTAATTTGTAAGCGTCGAACTCTGCCTTAAGTTCTTGGATTGCTTTGACCAGAACAGGTATCAACGTGCCAGCAGAGGCTTCCAGTTTGTCTGGGTTTTCGGTCGATACGAGGTTTGGTATCGTGACACCTGTGCTTGCTTGCGCGGCCTGCAATTCTTGGGCAATAAAACCAAACTCAGGTATGCCGACTTTTGCACCGTTACGCATATTCCAATCAAAAGACACAGGTCGAAGTGCTTGCACAAATGTTAGTCCGGCAGGAATATCAACGATGTTTGTTTTATCCCTTGCATCAGACAAGGCAGTAATGGTTGTGACCTGACAACGCAGTGTAGCAATCGAGGCATTACCAAGTGTAATTACATTGGAAGCCGTTGCCGATGCACCCATTGCGTCACGACCAATAAAGGTATTGTTGCTGCCTGTGGTGTTAGCTTGCGTTCCATCACCATATCCTGCCTGTAGACCAATGGCGGTATTGTCGTTGCCTGTGGTGTTGGAATAGAGGGCGCTTTGTCCCATCCCGCTGTTGGCAAAGCCAGTGGTGTTAGAATAGAGGGCTGCATACCCAACCGCGCTGTTGCTGCCGCCCGTGGTGTTACTTAGCAACGTTTGATAACCGACAGCCGTGTTACTTGCTCCAGTCAAACTCGCGCTATTCAGCGCCTGAAAGCCAAGTGCGGTGTTGGTTGCCACCGACGTCTGGCCACCAAGGCCAATCGTGAGGGTCTGGGCTGTGATGCGTCCGCTAGTGATAGCACGTCCAACGGTCAGGTTAGCCACGGACACCTGGACAGTCGTGCCGCTTTGCACAATTGGAAGAACTTCAGTCCCAGCAAGCGGTGTGGTTGAAGCGGGTAGAGCAGAAATTTTAACATCGGCCATTTTAAGTCTCCGTAGTTAACGTTTTAAGCGCGGTTATAGCTGACAAGCCTTATGTTGTTTCGAAGTCATTATGATATTATTGCGCGGTCACTCACACGTCGCCAATTGGTTCCGTCGCTAAATGCAGGCGTTGCACCACCGACCTCATCGGAAACATAAATCCATGCACGCGGATTGGTTGCCGCACTTGGAACGCCCGCAACGGTAAATGTCGCCATCGCCAGATACCCAGCAGGATTAACAAAAGCCGGAAGCCCTTTCCACGCCATGCCAAGATCAGGATCAAGGTCAAGCGTTTCAATCGGTGTCGTGCTGCCCCGTGGCACAGACTTGAATCGAAGCGTCGTACCACCCGCGCCCGCCGTTGGGGTTTCCATTGCGTAAGTAACAAACCCACCGCCATAACGCTGAACACCGTTACCGCGACCCGCCGTGTGAAATTCGCCATGCTGGTCGAATATTGCGTTGTCAGTTGGCGAAGCAAATGTCCCACGAACTGACATTGCTTTAAACGTTGCGGGCGCATTTACAGACCCCGTGTAATTGAAAGAAGTCAGAATGGTTGTGCCACCGTTATAGTTGACAAATCGAGGCTCAAATCCGCCTGATGATTGTGTCTGCCACATAGCCGATGTGGTAACGTTATTATTTGTGCTGGCCGTGAAATTGCGAGCGACGAACACACCCAATGTATTGCCAGGACTTAAACGAACAATGTCGTTGCGTTGCGATACCCCGCCCTCAACAATGATCATTTTGTTGGCGTTGTTGCGATTGTGGAATATCACACTATCCACACTATCAGTCATGTTTCCGGCCATGTTCACATTATTGAACACAACCGTTTCAAAGCTAGCGTTGTTAGTAAAGTCTACCCGAATAGGCCCGTAGCACACACCGCCAAGCATAACACACGGAAACGGGTAGGACGGCGCAACCGTACCAACCAAATAGACTGGTGCCGTTGTTCCCTCCAAGGCTTCGAGGTTGCAATTGGTCATTGGATTGCATCGCGCAGACACGTATTTGTCCTCAATACCCGCGTTTACAAATCCATATGTTCTAACGGAATCGCGTATCCAGCCCGTGTTACAAGCAAAGACCGCCGCCTTGTCCGCCGTACCAAGACCGTTATAATCAGCCGCAATCAACTCGCCATCAGTTGGCCCGTCAAATGGTGCTGCGACATAGCCTTCTGTACGAAAGGCAATACCCATTTTTGAAGCTGCACGCGGGTGAATAAACTTGCCGCCCGACAAGAAAACCGTACCAGACCCGTCTGTCGCATCTTGGTTTTGGCGCGTAAAATACACACCACCAACACGGTAATGATAATCGTGGCACATATGATCGACTGGGGCATATTCTTTGATGACTCGGCAATTGTCCGCAAGATACATTGCATCACGAACGATATTAATAAATTGCCAAGGGCTTGCAGGGAAAGCCTTGTCAGGATCAACCGTAAACCACCTCTTCGAAGCAAACATCGCCACCATAGACGCAAGTGCATAAACCGTTGCCTGGCCGCCCCGTGCCGATGCAGTTGCGGCCTCAGTCATACCGTTTGAGTTACCGAATGATTGCAGGGCAATAGGTGCGGTAATGACGGTTTCACAATCCAACGGGAAGTCAATCGAGTTGGTATTTGCTTGGGCTTGGATCGCAAATGTTTCGTCCCAACCCCATGCTGCACGCTGATTAACTACAGCCGCCGAAGCATTTGTTGCCAACGTCACTTGTGTTGCAGATTGAAAACTTAGGATTGTAGTAACAAGCGTGTTTCCACTACCGGCACCATTGAACACGCCAATCAATTTACCAACGTCCCGCGCCGTGAATGGCGCATCAGACGATGTTAGTATAGCCGTTCCCGAAGTCATATTGGCAACAGTAGTTGAACGAGCCCCGCCTAAAATCTCGGTTGACCCTCTTTGTTGACGCAATACCGTGTCGTCAAATACACAATCGACCTTGCCTTGATTGGCAATTGTTGCGTTCAGATGGTCTACACCAATAGATAAATTATACAGAGTACCAGACACACGCCAAGCATTTGACATAGTGCCTCGATCTAGCAGCAAGCCCGTCTTGCCAGCAGTGTAACCAACAACCTTGCCGACGTACACAAACAAAGGCGAGGCAATCTTTAGTGCCGGAGCCGCCGCAACGCCGTCAATGTAGGTCTCCCATGTCTCTTGGAAAGTGACCAAATCGCAGCTTGCCAGAATATCAATCCCGACAATCCCTTTACCGCCTGCCCGGCCCTCACTAAAATCAAGTTCTTGGCAGTTTGCCGCACGGATACCCTTAGCACCCTCAGCAGTCACTTCAATCTCAAGACCAGCAAAGCGCCCGAATATTGTCTTGCGGGCAGGGTTACCAATCAGGTTTAAACCCAAGCAGTTTGCCGGAATATCACCGATTAATAATGCACCAGATTGCGACACAAACTCAGTGTTGAAGCCAATCCGAACCGCAGCCTCCACGTCATTAACCGCAAGAGTGCGCCCCTTGTAAGCCCCGTAGTAGTAATGACGGCCTTTGAAGTATATCCCCTGCGCCCTTCCTCCGGGAACACCCACGCTAGATGGCGAATTTCCAAACACGTCAACCATGCAATCAAGGGTGTTTTCTGCTTCAATGTCATCCGCCTCAAATTCAAGGCAGCTTTCCGCCATCCAGCAGCCCCACATTTTAGTGTCACCAAAGAAACGCAATTCCTTAATGCGCCCGTAAGTGACATCCTCAAAGTGAACAGCATGGCCCGCGCCACTTGTTTGTGTATTGGCGCAGGTAAAAACAAACCCTTCAATTGAAATGTTAGATTTTTGAACGCCCGTACCCACATTAACTCGAATGTGTGGTGTGTTAGTTGACGTGTTAATGATGTTTGTTGTCCAACGACTATCCGTGCGTAAATGAATATCCGAGGTATTAAGCAAGATCGGCGTAGCAATAGTAATCTCAGGAACATCAAATTCAACCACCCCGCCCGCAGCCGGCAAACTCATAATTGCCGCGCTGATTGCAGTAGAGCTGTCCACCATTGGAATAATTGCACCAAACCAACTAATTTTGCGTGTTTGACCCATGTCTTGGCGCAACCAACGGCCAATTGTTGTGGCGGTTTCTTTAATAATTGACCCGCCGTTGTCGGTTGCAGTGCTTGCCCCATCCCAACGAAACTCGCCGCCGCCGTCACCAGTTGCCCAGTTATTTATTACCTGCACAAGTGTAGGGCGACCAGCCGACCATGTGATTGCGCGAAGGGCCGTAATGTCAGCAAGGATTGCAGGGTATGGAAGATCGTTGGCAAGGCCAATAGCAAGTTGAGACCGAGAAATGCGGTTTGTAACGTTTAATGAAACATCATAAATGACAAGCTCGTCGTTACTCGCGGATGCAGCGCCAGAAAGCGGAGTAAGTTCAGGAATGCGTATGCCAGCCATTTTTGACTCTCCGTAGTTAACGCGTTATGTGTTTGATCGTGCTGCTATTGTGGTGGCTAAACTTTACGGTGACGCCGCTTTCAATCGGTTTTATGTTTGAATAAACCGGTGTCAGTATCTGCAAATCATTCATTGTCATGGCTCTAAGTTAGCAGTGATGTTGCAAGTAACGGCTGACGTGTGCGACAACTCTAAGCCTGATGAAGTAATACTAGCTGCCGCCCCCGCACTAACCGTCACGGTAGGGGTAGCGGCCATGCGTTGGCTGAAACCAATGTTGCGGGAACCGTTCTCAGTTTGCACCGTCAAGGCTTGAAAGTATAAGGCGCACCGCTGAAACTCTTCATCTACCGCACGGGCGTCAAAAGTCGGGCAAAGCCCACGGGGCTCCACTATTTCAACTTCGGCAATACTGATCCAGTCGTTTGCGCCTGCCGTTCCAGTTGGACGGAAAATGCCAAGGAACGCCATTTCGGTTGCCGACGCGCCTGGCGTAAACGGTATTTTTACGGTTGCCCAAGATGTTGAAATTGGAAGAGAGCCTGATGCTACAACTGCGTTGCCTGTAAACCCAGCCATTACTGACTGGTTTGTGCCCGTTCCAGTATTGAGTTGGTATAGAATATTCGCGCCAGAAAAATTTGCTCCAGTTTGATATTTTATACGCAATACAAGTGGCCGCCCCGCAAATCGCAAAGTGTCAACCGTTTTAACGTCCTGCACAAAATAGGCGTCATCTGTATTGCTGTTTCCGCTGTCTCGCTGAACACGCATAGCGTATTGCGAAGGGCTTGGCCCTGTTTGTTGAGATACCGTAATCCCGCCCGCGCCGCGTTGAATATTCCAACGGTCTGGCCCATACACTCTACCCGTTACCGCAATAGTAGTGCCGCGCTGCCATTGCGTAAAGTCGCCATTTAAAATGATGTTGCGTGCGCCGCCGGCCAGCAAATGAGTCCCTGGCCCTTGTCTAGTTGCGTTGGCTAGTGTGAGCGACGACGGCACATCAAGACCCGTCATGTCGGTTGTGCAAGATGCCCCAAAGTCAACAGCGATCTGCCCTCGTGTGGTTGCTGCAATATTTGTTGCAGCGATTCCGACAGCCAACGACGCCATTGAGCCTTCAATAGAGCAATCTATTGCCGTTGAATAATTGATTGAGACGCCGGTGTGTGTTGTGCCTTGGTAATCAACAATGTTTCCATACCATCGGGTAAGTGGGCCATTTATTACAATGGCAGATGCTGGCGTCGCGCCATTTATATACGCTTCAAAAGTTTCGCCAAACACAACACCAGCCGCAGTTGCGTCAATATAAATCCCCGTTGTGTTGTTGCCTCCAGCCCAGCCCTGATCGAAGGTCACATCTACGCAGTTAACAAGGTGAATGCCTCGCGCACTAGCACCAGACTGAACTTCGATTTCACAGTTGTTCATAACAATAGCGATGTTTCTGTTAACGGCATTGCCGCTTATAATGAGACCCGTAGCGTTAGTGGGAATCCCGCCGATTATCAGCGTGCCTTCGTTGAACACTGCCTCAACATGCGTTCCAATCTGAATACAACCGTCCGTCCCAAGCACTGGAGACCCAGTGCGCCAAGGCGTGTATAGGTAGCTGTAGCCTTTAAATCTCAAGCCCTGCATTTTGCCGTTAAGCGTAGATGTGCTTTGGTTTGAGCCGTAAGCGTTAAGAATAAACCGCTGCGTATCGCTCGCCTCTACATCTTCAAAAGTAATTTCCGTGCAACTGTAAAACTGCACACCAGAAAAGAGTTTGCTGTCGCCAAATAAACGGACGCGGCGAAGACCTCCATAAACGACATTGTCCCACCGCGCAGCAATACCGCTGGTTTGCGTCACCGTTGACGTAATGACCACATCTTCAAGCCAAAGGTTGTAACGTATCTGCGTGCCGCCAGTGTTAAATCGCACACCGTTGTTGCTTGCGTTTGTAAAGCGAAGCTCTGCACCCCAATTGCTGACAGCACGGATGGTGACGTGATCGCGTAAAATTGTAATTGCGCGAGCGCAAGAATATACAGACGCCGTCAATTCAACTGCGCCGCCCGTTGCTGTTAGAGGCAGTGCATTCGCTGCCGCTTCAATTGCCGCAGGCCAGTCCGAGGCGCTGCCAAACCATTCAGGCTGAACACGTGCTGGGTTGAACTGACGCAACCACCGCCCAGTTGTGGTCGCGGTCTCTGCGATAATCGTGCCGCCGTTGTCGGTTGCTGTTGATGCGCCATCCCAACGAAAAAAACCGCCAGCGTCACCAGCAGTGTAATTGTTTACTAGCTGTACTACGTCTGGACGACCAAAAGGCCAAGTTTCAGCTTTTAACGTTGCAATGTTTAACACCAAGGTAGCAGAAAAGTTAGCGTTAACCCCAAAAATATTGTCGTAAGAGCCAATTAAACTGCCGGTAGAGGTTTCAATTACAAACTTGTAATCCAAACCATTAGTTAGCCAAATCTCGCCACCTGGCACACGGCCTGCGCTGTCCAGAATGATCGGGTTAGCGTGTGCCGTATTACCTAGCAAGCTGGTGTAGGTTGCCTGCGGCATGGTTGTGCCGGCGGCGTAAGTGTAAATCTTACCGCCAGACAGAATAACGCCGTTGTTGTCAAAGAATTGGGTTGCAAAACCGCCAAGAGGTGAAGGATTAACAGACATTACATTACTCCAGCAGCAACAATCCACCGTCTTCTTGGACGAGGTTGTCACCGTTTTCGGTTTCCAAGTTATACTGTCCCTGATCCGGGCCATAACCCGAAAACAACGCAACAATCCCTCCAAGACCAAGAGCAACGCTGTTACGAAAAGCAACGCCGAAACTCATGGGTCAGTTCTTGTTCATCGGTTTGCAGTAGATCGTACCGTTAGTTGATACGCGCACAGCACTGACGCGCCACGGAGCGCCTGAGCTGTTAAGCGGCACAATAAACGGGATCGGCGTAAATGCAGGGATCGGAGTGCTAGATGTTGTAGCGACAGCGCCAACGCCAACCTCAACGTAACAAGCCTGATCCGACCACACCAAAACACCTTGCGGGCCCGGTGGCCACGCAGTCGTATTGCCGGCAGTAGCCGTATAGGCAACCGAATAGGATGGATAGTCAGCCTGGCTTAACGGGTTTAAGAGTTCCATAGTAACCTCACGCCAAAAATTTTAGTTTGTAGAGCGTTGCGTAATACAACCCAAAAATCTCGTCGATGATGTTTTGGAGTGGGGTGCATTCTTTATCAACGACTTTATAGCGCATTTCCATAAGGTCGTCCACTTGACCTTCTAAAAACTCGACAATGTTGTTTGTCTTCTTCGCGGACATCAGCGAAATCGGGCCAATCAGCCCGTATTTGCCTTGATAGGCTTCGGCAAACTTGTCCGCCAAGTCAATGATGCTATCGTAAAACTCGTTTAAGGCAACGTGCTTGGCGTAGCTGCGCGTGTTCAAGTGCGTCGAATGAGCAACGTCACGCGCCAAAAACAACGTACCTATAAAATTGGCGCAACTCATCACATCATTCCTTCAGGAGGTTGTTCGGGCATTTCCATGTCTGGTTCCATCTCTGGCTTCATCATGGGTTGCTCAGGCTGTTCTTGCTGCGCCTGCGCTATGATGTCTTCCATATCTGGCATTTCCCGCATCTCAGGCGCACCATCAATCAAATCGCCCGTATCCATAGCAGCAGAAAGCGTATTCATCACGATCTCTTGAATTTGTTCGGGTGTCATGCCGTTTTGAACAGCCGCAATGCGTTTGGTCTCGGCATTGTAGGCGTCAATCTCGGCTCTGTAGCGGTCAATCTCGACTTTTTGCTGTTCAGCGCTGTCTTGGATGTTTTCCATGATGTCGGTAACGCGGTTCAGTTCTTGCGTCATGGCTTCCAATTGTTGTTGCGCCGCCATCATTTCCGGTGACTGATCGCCTTCAGACAACACTTTAGGATCAAGAATTTTCTTGAACCGATCCGCCATTTCCTGCGCGCCTGGCCAATCCATGTTCTTGATAAACAAGTCGCCAGCAACCGACCAAAGCTGCGGGTTAGATTGCAAAATCTGGTTCATGGCTTCAAGGGCTTCTTGACGCTTGGTCATGTAGCCCGGTCCGGTGGTGACCATTACGTCGTAAGTGCCAACGTTGGGGTTGTAGATTTTCTCGATCACAGCGTTAGACATTGGATCGCGGACTTCTTTGACAGCTTCTGGCTGCATGGG